TTCCTTGAAAAGGTGTGTGATGTGGAATTTGAAAAGTATATTACGAATTCTTATGAAGAACTGGCAACCTTTGTAAATGCATACGAGCAGAAAATGTTTATGAAGCGAGAGAACATCGCTAACAAAGGCATTTGGACTGCTAAGAAGAGATACATTCTCAATGTATGGAATAGTGAAGGTGTTCAGTATGCTGAACCTAAACTAAAGATGATGGGTATCGAAGCAGTTAAGTCCTCCACACCTGCATCCTGTCGTGTAGCGATTAAGGAAGCATTGAATGTGATTATGAACGGTAATGAGTCTGATGTCCAAGAATACATTGCGAACTTTAGAAAGAATTTTGAAGCGTTGCCTCCTGAAGACATTGCTTTCCCTAGAGGTTGTAATAACCTCGCTAAGTTTAGTGGTTCATCACAAATTTATGTTAAAGGTACTCCGATTCACGTACGTGGAGCTTTACTATATAATTTCCACATTAAACAAAAAAAGTTACAACATAAGTATCCCCTCATACAGGAGGGCGAGAAAGTTAAATTCATTTATCTCAGGACACCGAACAGAATAAGTGAAAACGTAGTCTCTTTCTTTCAAACTTTGCCTAAAGAATTTGGACTTGACAAATCACTCGATCTTGATCTACAATTTAAGAAGAGTTTCCTTGATCCGTTACAGGTAATCCTCGATACGATCAACTGGAAGGCAGAGAAAATTGCAACCCTAGAAGATTTTTTCCTATGACTATGACAAGTTCATACCTTACTGACATTATTTCCACTATTGATAATGAATACGCTTCGCTCGCTAGTGACGGCATTGCTGCTGGTGATATATCTAATTTTATTGACACTGGTAGCTATATTTTTAATGCTCTTGTGTCTGGTAGTATCTTTGGCGGTCTTCCTTCAAACAAGATTACAGCACTTGCAGGAGAAAGTTCGACAGGTAAGACGTTCTTTACGATATCGGTAATGAAACACTTCCTCAACACACATCCAGAAGCAGGTGTTTTCTTTTTTGAATCTGAGTCTGCTGTCTCTAAGGATATGCTAGAGGATCGTGGTGTTGATACTAAACGTGTCGTTATGATGCCTGTTGTTACTGTACAACAGTTCCGTCAACAAGCATTAGTTGTTGCTGACAATATTCTTAAGATCAAAGAAGAAGACAGACGACCTGTTATGTTTGTTCTTGATAGTCTTGGTATGCTTTCTACTACAAAAGAGATTGAAGATAGTGAAGCAGGTAAAGAGACTAGAGATATGACTCGTGCACAAATTGTCAAGTCTATCTTCAGAGTTCTTACACTTAAACTTGGTAAGGCAAACATCCCTTTGATCGTTACCAACCATACATATGATGTAGTGGGTGCTTATATGCCCACGAAAGAAATGGGTGGAGGTAGCGGACTCAAGTACGCTGCATCTACTATCATCTTCCTCAGCAAATCTAAAGAGAAAGATGGTAAGGACGTGATTGGTAATATTATAAAATGCGAAACAAAGAAAAGTAGATTTACAAAAGAAAATGCAAAAATTGCTACTAGGTTATTCTTCGATGAACGAGGACTTGACCCATATTACGGACTACTGGAGTTGGGTGAGAAATATGGAGTTTTTGAACGTAAAGGGAACCGTATTGTTGTTGGCGATACTAGCGTATACCCTTCTGCTATGCTCAAAGATCCTGACAAATACTTTACCAAAGAAGTAATGCAAGCATTAGATGAATGTGCCAAAAAAGAATTTGCATATGGAACTTAAAGATTACATAAGGTTTTACGACAACACCATCCCCAAAGAAGTTTGTGTACACGCTATCAAACTATTTGAGGAGCAAGAGAACTTAGAGAACTGGGATCGACAGGGATGTCCCCAGTTCACTCAGTTTAATATCACAGAACATTTAGAAAAGGAAAAGAATAAAGACTGGGACATTATTCAAAATGCCCTTATAGAATCTGCTCATAACTTTGCTCAACAGTATATGGATGAGAGTGGTTGTAGATCATTCTTCCCCAAGCGTAGTTCATTAGAGCAGTTTAGAATGAAAAAGTATCGTAAAGATACTGATGATAGATTTGAGAAGCACGTTGACGTTGCTGATCATATGAGTGCCAAACGTTTTCTAACATTATTCTGGTATCTAAATGATGTGACAGAAGGAGGTGAGACTAAGTTTGATGGATTGACAATCGAACCTAAGCAATGTAGACTTCTTATATTCCCTCCGTTGTGGTGCTTTCCCCACTCAGGGGAACCAACTATTTCTAACGACAAATATTTAATCGGAACCTATTGTCACTATGTCTGAATCAATTGAGCATCTAGTTGTGAATACTCTTGTATTCAGCATTGATTACACACGTAAAGTTTTACCTCATTTAAGAGCAGAGTACTTTGAAGATCCTAATAACAAAATTATATTTGAAGAATTAAATAAATACTTTGTTTCATACGATAATCTTCCAACCAAAGAAGCCTTAAGCATTGAGGTGGAAGGTCGTAAGGATTTGACTGGTACAAGTTTCACAGACATACAGGTTCTTCTTAATAATATGAATGAAGAACCACACGAATCAGAATGGTTAGTTGATACAACAGAGAAGTGGTGTCGTGATCGTGCAATCTATATTGCATTACTTGAATCAATTCAGATCGCAGATGGTGGTGATGATAAACAAACTCGTGATGCAATTCCATCTATCTTAAGTAATGCACTAAGTGTTAGTTTCGATAATTCAGTAGGTCACGATTATTTTGATAACGCAGACGATAGATTCGCCTTCTACCACAAGCGTGAGGATAAGATTCCTTTCGACTTGGAATTCTTCAACAAGATTACAAAGGGTGGTCTTCCTAGTAAGACTCTCAACGTTGCTCTTGCAGGTACTGGGGTGGGTAAGTCTTTGTTTATGTGTCATTGTGCTGCTAGTAATCTTACGATCGGTAAGAATGTTTTGTACATCACTATGGAGATGGCAGAAGAAAAGATTGCCGAAAGGATTGATGCGAATCTTCTCAATGTAGATTGCAGACAGTTAGATAAACTTCCTAAAGTTATGTTTGATAGTAAGGTGGAGAAGGTAAAGAATAAGACTACAGGTAGATTGATTGTAAAAGAATATCCAACAGCATCAGCACACGTAGGACACTTCAAATCATTGCTTCAAGAACTAGCAATCAAAAAGTCTTTTATTCCTGACATTATATACATCGACTATCTAAATATCTGTGCGTCAGCAAGGTATAAAGGTGCGATTGTCAATTCATATACCTACGTCAAAGCAATTGCGGAAGAGTTACGTGGACTGGCAGTTGAAGCAGATGTACCAATCGTTTCTGCGACTCAAACCACTCGTAGTGGCTTTGGTAGCAGTGACGTTGATCTTACAGATACCTCTGAGTCATTCGGTCTTCCCGCTACTGCCGACCTTATGTTTGCTCTCATTTCTACTGAAGAATTAGAAGAGATGAATCAGATTATGGTGAAGCAATTGAAGAATAGATATAACGACCCTACAATGAATAAGAGATTCACACTTGGTCTTGACAGAAACAAGATGCGTCTGTATGATTGTAAGGAACAGGGTACTCTTGTCGATTCGAATCAAACTGATGATCAGGATGACGTGGTTGCCCTACCAGATATGACTACAAAATTTACTGACTTCAAAGTATGACAGAAAAAAAGAAAGATCTTAATGAGGTCTTGGAAAGTTTGCAAGATGTAAACAAAGTTGAGTTACCAAAACAAGCATCTCTACCAGAGCAGTCAGAAGATCTTGATGAACAAGTTAAAAAGACCAAGGTACCACTACCAGAAGGTCTTCCTAAAGGATTTGGTAATGAACCAACTACACCTGCTGGTAAGAAATTAAAGGAAAAGAAATATAAACAAGCAGAAGAAGCAGCAAAGACAGGACAGACTGGTAAGATCGAAGTCGATCTAGATAACTATCTCAGTTTTGTTGATGGTGTTACTTCAGATCCATCAAAAGATTTTGACAAACTAATTGAAAGGTATGAAGATCTAAAGACAGCAGGTTGCAACATCGCACGTCTTGACACTGCTGCATCAGGTTTAGTTGCTGAAGCAGGTGAGTTTATGGAGATCGTTAAGAAGATCAAGTTCCAAGGTAAACCATACAACGAAGATAACAAAGAACATCTAATCCTAGAATTAGGTGACATTATGTGGTATGCTGCACAAGCGTGTATGGCATTAGGAGTTCGTATGGATGAGGTCTTTATTCGTAACACTTTGAAACTTGCGATGCGTTATGAAGGTAAAGAGTTCACTGTAGAAAAATCTGAAAACCGTAGAAAGGGAGATCGCTAATGTGGAACTTTTTTCAATGGGCTTGGAACCTATCTTGGGGTGATGGTATCGCCTTGATGATGTGTTTATTTGTATTCTATTATGGTAAGAAGTGGATCGACAATAAGTTTGGTACAGATTGTTTCAATAAGAGACAAGTACGACAATTAAAGACTATAATGAAGGAAGCGATAGAAGAATCTAAATGAACATCTTTGTAACTGACCCTGATCCTGTAAAGTCAGCACAATCACTACCTGACAAGCACATTGTCAAGATGCCACTAGAGACTTGTCAAATGCTTTCTATTGTTGCATCAGAAAAATGGGGTCACGGTTTCGGTGTCCTACCTAAACTAGATGGTGCTCCTTACAAGACAGAGAAAGGTGCATTCCGTAATCATCCCTGTACTATCTGGGCACAGACTAACTTTCGTTGGTTGATTGATCACGGTCTTGCATTGTGTGCAGAGTATACACATAGGTACAACAAGGTACATAGTTGCCAATACACTATCGAGTGTGCTGACATTATCTTCCCTGATTGTCCACCGCCTACATCCTTCACACGTGCAATGCCCGATGAGTGGAAGTATGACGAAAGTATCGATACTCCCACAGCATACAAACGTTATGTTGCATCTAAACCTTGGGTTCCTACAAACTATCTACGTGACCCATCTCGTAAACCAGTATGGATCTAACTAAATAGTATTTAAAAAGTACTGTGGCAAACAAAGGATTACAATTTGAACACGCTGTGATGTATCACGCTACTGTATTGATTGATAATAAGAATGCAGATCAGCAAAGTGCATTTGAAAAAGCATCTGCTGCGTACAGTAATATACCAAGTAATATAAGAGAAACAGCAAATGAATTGGTACAGAAATATGCTCCTAGGTCAACTGATCTAAGAGCACAACAGAGTTATTATTCATCTTATGAGAAGATGTCAGGTGGTGGAGAAGAACCAAAGACAGATATAAAATTCTCAAGTAATGGTACTACATATAAGTGTAGTATGAAATGGGGTAAGTCATTCCAGTTGACCAGTGCTGGCGTTGATAAATCTACATCTGTTCTTGATAAAGTTCTCAAGAAAACCATTAAAGAATGTGGTGGAGGTAGAGAAGACAAACAAGCGGTAGCACATATACAAGCAATACTGGAAAGAATGACAGAGAAGTTCGAGAATAACACTGGTACTATTATGCAGACAAAGGCAAAAGCATTGATGTCTGATGTAAGAAAGACAGGTGGTCTCAACGAACAGTTCCAAGAAGTGCTAGGTAGTAGGAAGAAACCACACGTTGCAGAAGTATATGAATGCTTCAAGTATAATTTGACACACGAATGTATGACAGGTGCCATCCAGTTTGGTTCCAATTCCGACAAAACGGCTACACACTTGATGTCAGAGTATGGTATAGTACCTATAAATGAAACTGAGGTCAAGAAGGTTATGGCACTAGCTGGTGTCCGTCTTGCTATGAAAGGTAGAGGGAGGGATAAAATCTCTGGTCTCAGAAAAAATTGTATTGTATTGAGATATGAAGTCTAATGGCAGCTAATACACACCTCGAACACCTAGAGGATGACATTTTAAATAATGGTACAGCAGGTGGAAAGAATGCTATTGCATTCCTGAGAGAACTAGGACAGATGTTAACTGAACCTAATTCTACAATTAGAATTACTACCAAGTGGGATGGTGCACCAGCAATTGTATGTGGTCAGCACCCATCTACAGGTAATTTCTTTGTGGGTACTAAATCTGTGTTCAATAAAGGAGCACCAAAGATATGTTTTAGTAATTCAGATATAGATGAATGGTACAACGGTGAACTAGCACATAAATTAAAGACTTGTCTTAAGTTGTTACCACAGTTGGGTATTAAAGGAGTGCTACAAGGTGACTTGTTGTATACGAATGATCTAGGATCTAAAACTATCAACGGTGAGAAGTGTGTTTCATTCACACCTAACACTATTACCTATGCAGTTCCTGATAAATCTCCTCTTGCTATGAAGATTAAAGCATCTCAGATGGGTATAGTATTTCACACTACCTATTCTGGAGGTCCTGCTGTAAGAGATATGTCAGCATCCTTTGGTGCAAATGTAAGTAAGATGCAAGGTAATAAGAACGTAACAGTATTCTCTTCAGATTTTTCTGATGCTACTGGTTCTTCTCTATTCAGTTCGAATGAGAAAGCAAGGTATCTTGCTGCTGTTAACAAGACAGAAGGTTCTTTAAAACAAGCATCTAAGTTCTTGGATATTCTTAATGGAAAACAAGATGGTAGGTTCTTATTCTCTGCATTGTTTAAACAATACTTCAATAGTTTTATTAGAGGTGGTAAGAAGATTCAGAACGTACAGGTAGTTGCTATGGGATTTACAAAATTCTATACAGATTTACTTGACAAAGAGATTGCAACTAAGAAGCAAGAAGGTACGAAGAAAAAGTATAAACAGATTAAAACCGAAGGTCTTAAGTTTCTAAAGGTTAATTATCGTGCAATTTATATGACAGTTGCATCTTATATGAACTTGATCGCGGCAAAAAATATGGTCATCAGACAACTAGAGAAAGTAAAAGGTATTGGTACCTATATCAAGACTGATACTGGGTTTAAAGTCACAGCACCCGAAGGATTTGTAGCAATCAAGTCTGGTTCTGCTCTAAAGTTAGTTGACAGACTGGAGTTTTCCCGCGTCAACTTTAATATCGAGAAGAATTGGGGTTGATAAATAATATTGGAAAGATCATAAGTTGAGATGAAATTAAGTCAATTCCTATCTGAAGCTAGAACCATCGCTGGTGAAGCTGCTGCTAAAAGAGGTCTGACTCACGCTGGTCACGGATACTATGCTGACAGAGCAGGTAACATTGTTGCTAAGTCTGTTGGTGGAGAACGTTTGGTTGGTGTTGATAAGGGTGAAGCACAGCAAGTACAACAGAATGCTGAACAGGGTGCTGAAGAGGACTCTTACAGAGATGAGAATGGTGGAGAAGGACTTGGACATATCGCTTTAACATTTGGTCGTTTCAATCCCCCAACTGTAGGACACGAAAAACTTTTAAGCACAGTCGCTGCTGAAGGAAAGGACTCCTATAGAATATACCCAAGTAGAACAGTGGATCCTAAAAAGAATCCATTGGAACCAGAGACAAAGATACAATTTATGCAACAGATGTTTAAAGAACACTCTGATGCTATTGTTAATGATGGTGATATGTCTAACATTTTTAATGTATTATCTACCTTAAATCAAGAAGGATATTCATCTGTCACTATGGTCGTTGGTTCTGATCGTGTATCAGAATTTAAAGGACTACTTGAAAAATATAATGGTGTAGCATATGACTTTGAAGAACTAGCAGTTGTATCTGCTGGCGAAAGAGACCCAGACGCTGAAGGTGTCGAGGGTATGAGTGCATCTAAGATGCGTGCTTTTGCTGCTGAAGGAAACCTTGAAGGATTTTCCGAAGGAGTTCCTAAAGGATTCAAAGATGTGAAGAACTTAATGAAAGAAGTTCGTTCTGGTATGGGATTACCTCCAGAGGTGGAGGAACAAGAGGTTGTTGAATTGTGGCAAATTGCACCTAAACTTGCACAGAATGATCTACGTGAAGCATACATATCTGGTGAAGTGTTCACATTAGGTACTCTAGTGGAGCATACTGACACAGGTGTTCGTGGTGTTATCAAGCATCGTGGAACTAACTATGCTATATTCGAAGATCAGCACGGTTGGGAATTTAAAGTATGGTTAACATCTCTGATGGAAGTTGCTGATGCTAGTAAATCTAAAACAAACCAGTCAAACTATTCTGCTGACGATGGTTCAGGTAATACTTGGAAGATCGGAACAGATGAGTACAGACAGGCAGTTCAAGCAATGACACCAGGACAAGGAGTCCGAAAGTTTTCTGACTTCAGAAAAGTAACCTCAACTAAATAGTCTTTACAAAGTAATAGAAAGATGGATCTATCTTTAGCTTCAAAGCTCATCAAATATAATCCGCAGGATGTACAGTCTGTCACATACACAGTTGAGTACGCTCAACATAACTATGTGGGAGATGCTCTTGTTGATTATTTGCACGAGCATTTGAAATCAAATGCCCAGTACGAGATCGCACAGGCAATCCTAGGAGAAACTGCATTAGCAGATACTATTAAGAATAAACCAAGTGATGCAAGCGGTAAGATCTCTGAACCTAAAGAAAAGCAATCCACTACAGGAACTACTTCTCCTGCAATGAAGTCCATTGAAGCAAAGGGCGACGCAAAGAAAGTAGGATTCAAAGGTGGTCTAGAAGGAACTGGCACTAATGTAGTGCAAAAAGAAGAAGTTTCTGACTGGATGACCGATGTCGTAGAAGAATTAGGAGAAGACTTTGACCAGTTAACTGATGAAGATTTGGAAGATTTGATCTTCGAAGCACTGGAAGAGTTAGATTCCGAGAGTTTGATCATTGAAGCAGTTGATGCTCTTGATGGTCTTGAGGTATTAACAGAAGCACCCTCTAAAGATTCTGTATTACCTAACGTTGCTGTACAAGCTCCTCAAAAAAAGGCAGCACCATCAGCAGCACCTAGAAAAGCAGGTCGTTTAAATAGACTTGCTAATGCAGCAAAAAGAGTAGGATCTGCTGTTAAATCAGGTCTGAAGTCAACAGCTAAAGGAGCAGTTCGTGGTGCAGGTTATGCATCAGGTCTTGCACAACGTGCTGTTGGATCTGCTAAGTCCGAGTTCGCTAAGGGTAGAGAGCGTGGACTTAAAGGTGGTTCATCCACAGGTGGTTCATCCACATCTTCTTCTACAGGTACGACTGGCAGTTCATCTGGCGGTAGTACATCCACTACAACTGGTGGATCTTCATCAACTGGTGGTTCATCCACAGGTGGTGCTTCAAAAAAACCTAGTCTACTAAGACGTGCTGCTGGTGCAATCGGCAGAGGAATTAAAAAAGTTGCAGGTAAAACTGCACGTGGAATTTCTAAAGTGTCTGGTAAGGTTGCTAATAAACTTGGAGAAGAACAAAAGATGGACAGTAAAGTAAATCGTATTCGTAAGATGCTCGCCATTCAAGAAACAATTGATCACGAAAGATCATCTGCTACTTGGAGAGATCGTTTAGGATGGGACTTAGAAGAAGAGAAAACTGCAAGCCAGAAAGAAAAGTCTGCTGCACTTGAGAAAACTAAGGCACTAACTAATAGCGGTAAGCATAAGGAAGCATCTGATTTATTCAAAAAGCACTTCCCTAACTTTGGTAAATAGTATGGGTAAAAAAACCAAAATCATCGTCAACCCCAAAAAGGAACAGATAATGAAGGAACAAATCCAAGAACTCCTCCGTGCTGAGATCAATAGTCTTAGAGAAGCTGCTAAGAAAAAACTTGATCCAGTTGGAAAAGAAGACAAAGACATCGACAATGATGGTGATCACGATAAGAGTGATAAGTATCTTCTTAACAGACGTAAGACTGTTGCTAAGAAACTAGGAAAAAAGACACATATCTGTGCTAAATATGTTGAGCACGCTGAGTATGGAGTCTGTGAAACTATCCCCGAAGCACACGATCTAGTGGAGCAAGAGGATGGTACTTGGAAAGTATTCCATTACGATATTAAAACTGAAGACGGAACTCTTCACGAAAACGTTTCAATCGATGACCTAGAAATCATTGTTGAAGCAGGACATATGCATTAATCAAATGAAAAGTTTTACCGATTTTAACGTTGCCCTCGAAGAAGGGATGTATGACATAGATCCTAAGACAGGTGAATCACCTGTTGCTACTGCTGTTAATAAAGCAAATAAAATGTCAGGTGACAAAAGACTGAAGAGTCTTTCTAAGTTAGCAAAGAAAATGGTCGGTGAAGAAGCACTCGAAGAGAAGAAGGGTGAAAAGAATTGTGGATGTGGTCAAGATCCTTGCATCACTTATGGAGATCATCGTCACAAGGACGAAAAGAAAGTAGAAGAAGCTACACTAGCAACAGCACGTAAGAACATTGGTATGGATCCTAAGAAACCTTCTTGTTGGAAAGGTTATAAAGCAACAACAACTAAGATGAAGGATGGTAAATCAGTACCAAACTGTAAGAAAGAGGAAGTAGAACTTGAAGCGGAAGGAACTAAGTACGGATTGTATAAGGGTTCTGGTAAGGCAGGTGGTGCAATGAAAGATTTCCTTGATAAAAAAGCAAAGAAATTAGAAGCAGAAAAGAAGAAACAGAAACCAGAGTATAGAAACAACCCTGCGTTTGGTGATCCATCACATCATTCTAATGCTAAGAATAGAACTGAGGGTGCTGACATTGCTGACATTCTTGCAAGGTTAGAAAAGAAACGTATTTCTAAAGGTGGAGATCCAAATAAGTCACCGTTACCTTCTATGAAGAAGTATCACGCGAGTAAAAAAAAAATTAAAGAAAGCATAGAGAAAGAGAAAGAAGAGGCAGATGGTACACCTAGTTCAGTAGAAGAAGCAAAGGTAGATAAAGGACGTAGTGACTACGGAAAGGCATCTATCAGAAACTATAGGAGAATGGGACCTGGCCACGGTGATCCTGGTATGTTCGACCCAGAAGGTAAGAGAGGAAAAACTATTGACAAGCGTAGAGAAGAGCACAAATCACGTCGTGGTGTGAAGGGTGCTAAAGTACCTGCATATAAAAAGGAAGAGGTAGAGCAAGTTGATGAAATTGCAATGCCTAATCGTGCAAAGAGATCTAACCCATACTCTTTAAAGAACAAACTAAAGATGGTCATCAAGTCTGCTGCTGAGAAGAGTAGATCAAAGGCAGGTGTTACAAAGGAAGAGACAGTTAACGAACTCCATAAGAAAACACTAGGAAGTTACGTTAAGAAAGCAGCCACTGAGATAGGAACCAGTGCTATGAAAGGTGACTATGAGAAGATGAAGAAGAGACACAAAGGTGTACTAGATGCAAGTGATAAGATGCAGAAAGAAGAAGTCACAATGACTAGAGCAGAGTATAAGAAGATCCATAAGGATTTTAAGAGTGATGATCCTAAGAAACCTAGGACTACAAAGTACGTACAAGGAAAAGGTACTGTCTCAATGCCTGTCAAGTTTAGTGATTAACTATGAAAACATATAGCGACTTTATAAGTGAGGAAGGGTACGATCATTACAGAGATCGTGCTCTAGAGAAAGGTACTTGGAAAGAACCTGAGAGAAAGAATCCTCCTAGGTCAGATCAGAAACCTAAAGGTAAAACTGTTCTTCAAAGAGAGACAGAGAAGAAGTATGGTAAGGGTAAGTCTGCAATGGACATCGTTAAGAAAAGGATTGAACAGAAGTATGGTAAGGGTGCAATTATGGGGAAGAAGAAATGAATCCTATAGATGAAAGGACTCTATCTTTCTACACAGACACCAAGTGGAAGAAGGATGCTGCAAAGAATAAAGAAGATAACGAGAAGAAGAAACTCGTAATGACCCACGGTAAGAAGAAAGTGGGTAAAGACTGGAAAAAATTTAGAGACGAACAGAAAGCCAAAGACACACGTCACACTAAGAAATCCCCTAAAGGTGTACGTGCAGTATCAAAAGGGAAATGGGGTTATATAAAAGGTGGCAAATTTAAGTCGGATTGAGTATATATAGAACGGAATTCCAATTATTAGTTATGACTAAATTTCTTCTACCAATCGCTCTGAATGTTATCAATAAAGCAGTTGATAAGATTCCTGATGACCTCGATGAACTTATTAAAAAGTTTGTTGTATCTCTACTTAAGAAAGCTGCTGCTAAGACTGGCAACAGTGTAGACGATAAACTTGTTGAGGAACTAGAGAAAGCACTATTCAGTTAATTCCTACTGGATATAAATATATTTAAAGAACAACCAAAGGAACAATCTAATGGCAGTCCACGGAAAAATAGACGCTGCAGCCTTTAGTAATACTATAGGAGTCACCAATGGTGATGCTACAGTATCTAAAAACGCTGGGGACACTGTAGTTGTAGGTGATGTGCTTAACATTAGTAGTGTAAACTATATTGTTAAGCAGGTTACAAGTACAACAGCAATAGAACTACACAAAGTATATGCAGGAAGCACAGCAACAGTTGCTGCTGCATCCGTCATCAGGAGAACACCTCCAAAAGCAGTCGCTGAGTATGTCATCAAAGGTGGTGACAGTAATACAAATTATGATTTAGTTTTTGTTGATACTACTGAAGACAGTATTGCATCAAACAAAACTCGTGGTATCTCAGGACCTGGTTGGTGGTTGTATCAAACTTATCAAACACATAATGGTACTGAACGTCACAAGGCAGAGTGTCTTGTACCTCTAAAAGTTGCTGCTGGTTCAGCAGGTGACTTTGCTCAGGATACTATTGACGCTGATGTTAACGAGACTATTACAGTTGGCACACAACCTGCTAACTCTACATCCTCTAGTGGTGCTGGAACATTCGTTGCTGCATTCACAGTTGATCAGTCTGGTACTAAGGTGTACAAGTGGCAACGTCAAACAGCAAGTGCTACTACTCGTTGGGTAGATATAAGTGCTTCACTTGACACAGGTATCACATACGCTGACTTCACTACTGCAACTCTTGCATACAGTGCACTTGGTGGTACTACACTAAACGGTTACAAGTATCGTTGTGTTCTTAACACAAGTAAAGGTGCTGAAACCAAATATACCAATGGAGCTGCAACGCTAACATTCGGTAGTTAACACTTAATATTTTGGTATGAATTATAGTAGTTTGAATGCAGAGAACTTCTTGTTCTTTGCAATGAAGCATTACGATAATCCCCAGTCAGTTACCTACGATGATTTTCAAGAAGATCTGATGAGGTTTAAATATCTCAAACGATTGTTTGGACGGTACATAAAGACTGGGGTTTTACGTAATCATCTGATATTGAATCACTTAATTGTTTTATTCAATGTATTTGGTGACGCAACCATCCCATTGCTTGTCTATAAATTAGAAAAACAATACTGGGATATACTTAAAACCTACCTCGTGTACCTCAGCAGGTACCCAGAAGGAGGATGTGGAACGTTAGATTATGTTGAGATTGATCCACAAGTTAGTAAGTTATTAACGGAGATCTAAGATGCCAGCTGTATCTAAATCACAACAAAGATTCTTTGGTTACCTCTTATCCAATCCAGATGAGAGGAAGAAGGAGGGTGTGACTAAGAAGGTGGCAAAAGATTTCGCAGGTACGAAGCACAAAGGATTACCTGAGAAGGTAAAGGAAGGTATTGATAATGCTATTATTGAAAGTGCTTGGCAACGTAAGGAAGGAAAGAACCCTAGTGGTGGTTTAAACGAGAAGGGACGTAAGTCTTATGAACGTGAGAATCCTGGTTCTGATTTAAAAGCACCACAACCAGAGGGAGGTGCTCGTAAGAGATCTTTCTGTGCACGTATGAGTGGTGTCAAAGGTCCGATGAAAGATGAGAAGGGTCGTCCAACACGTAAAGCATTAGCATTACGTAAGTGGAAATGCTCTGAAGATTACTTCGGTTTGGAAGCAACACTAGATGTACAACAGATTAGAAGTGGGTATGTCGCTGAAGACGCTCCTACTATGAGTGCAGGTGAAGGTGGTTTCTCAGGAGCATCTGATGCCGAAGGTCCTACAGCAGGTTTAGATGCACCTCTAGGTGGCACACAAAAATCACTGAGAGGTAGAGGTGGATCAGGTACACTTAAATATAAGTGTAAAAAAAGTAAGGATGGTGTTAACAAAGTAAGTTGCCCTCCTAATGTCAAACCCTTTAAGGAAGCATACGATCCTAAGTACTTGACATTTAAAGTAAGCATTGATGATGGCAATATTGAATTCATTTACTCAGGTAAGTCACCTGCTGAAGTTAAAATTCAACTCAGGAAAATCTATAGACCTGAACAGTTGAAGAAGGTAAAGATTGAAAGACTTTTACCTGGTGAAGTTATGAAATATTATTGGAGCAAGCGACAAGAGGTAATGTAAAATGGCTGAAGGTGTAAACGCAGCGATTCTAGAGCGTCTGGAGAAAGTAGTGTCAACTTTACAGGATAATTCTGTTAAGATGGGACAACTTCTTGCTGTCCATAATGAAAAATTAGATAAGCAAGACAAAGTTGATGCAGTATTATTTGAGAAAGTGGATAGGTTACACGCTGATTTGAATAGAGAAACAGAAGCAATTAAGAGAGGGTGTGAACGTGACATCAGAAAAGTCGATGACCGTCTTAGACAGATGGAAAAGAAAATGTGGTCTATTTTTGGTAGTCTTGCTATTATATCTTTCTTGGTTAGTCCAGTCGGACAAAGAATCGTAATGCCTATGTTGACACAAGGAGCAGCATCAAGTAGTATAGAAGCAGTCAAATAATTAAATTGAGTTTTATTGACATCAAGTACGCACGTCTTGTAGGTGGTCGTCTTGATAAATTCAAAGAAAAAAAATCAGGTCTTTACAATTTCCGTTGTCCTTATTGTGGTGATTCTCAGAAATACCAGAACAAGGCAAGGGGATATTTTTTTCTGAAGCAGAGTGACATTATCTTTAAGTGTCATAACTGTGGTGTAGGAAGGACTCTGGGTAATTTCCTTAAAGATAACGCACGTGATCTTTATGATGAATTTGTGCTGGAAAGATATAAAGAAGGTCTCACTGGTAAGCACAGACGAGCACCTGATCCAATTATTCCCAACTCAAAACCAAAGTTTAAAACAGGGTCTAACCTCCCAAGTATTTCTAGTCTAAATACAGAACATCCAGCACGTAAGTATCTTGAGGAAAGGAGGATTCCTTCAGACCAATTCAATCGTTTATACTATGCCGACAAATTTAAAACGTATGTAAATACCCAGAAGCAAACCTTCGATGACCTCCGTAACGATCAACCTCGTATTATCATTCCTCTCATAGATGGAGACGGTAATTGGTTTGGTATTCAAGGAAGATCTTTATCACCACGATCAAGGCTTAGGTATATTACGATTATATTTGATGAAACCAAACCCAAATTATTTGGACTGGACAAACTTAATTATGAAAAACCCATTTACATTGTTGAAGGACCGTTCGACTCGCTCTTCTTGGATAATGCCATTGCGATGGCTGGCTCCGATGTTGATATTCGGACGTATAATTGGAGCAATTATATTTGGGTTTATGATAACGAACCACGTAACAAACAAATCATCGACAGAATCTCCACCTGTATCGACAGAGGAGATAAGGTAGTGATATGGCCACAAAATGTTACGCAAAAAGATATTAATGATATGGTACTAACTGGACACAACGTAAAAACCCTGATAGAATGCAATTCATATCAAGGTTTACAAGCTAAACTTAAACTATCACAGTGGAAGAGAGTATGAATGGAGGTATGAAGGTATATAAGAGGGATGGCAGCATCGAACCTCTTAACCTTGATAAAATTCACCGTATGTGTGAATTTTCTTGTGAAGAATTGACAGGTGTTGCACCTAGTCAAATTGAAATGAATTCTAATTTGCAATTCTTTGATGGTATCAAGTCATCTGAGATTCAACAAATTCTTATTCGCTCTGCTAATGATCTCATTAGTACAGAGACACCCAACTATCAGTTCGTAGCAGCACGTATGTTGCTCTTTGATATTCGTAGGCAAGTATTTCCTGGTTGGGCAGACGAAACAGGATACACACACCTTAAAGAGCACGTTGAGAAGTGTGTTAAGGCGAATGTATACGATAAAACTATTGTCGATAAATATTCAAACGAGGAGTGGGATCAATTAAACGGATACATTGATCACCAGAGAGACTACGGATTTACATATGCAGGTATGCGTCAGATCGTTGACAAGTATCTGGTACAAGACAGGAGTACAGGAGAACTGTATGAAACTCCTCAGTATATGTACATTATGGTAGCAGCAACCCTCTTCCAAGATTACCCACACGAAACACGATTAGATTATGTCAGACGATACTACACAGCAACCTCCAAAGGAAAAATCAACGTCCCAACACCAGTCTTGGCAGGAGTTAGAACCCCCATTCGTCAATTTGCAAGTTGTGTTCTGGTTGATAGTGATGACACCCTCGATAGTATCTTTAGTAGCGATATGGCTATTGGCAAGTATGTCGCTCAGAGGGCAGGTATTGGTATCAACGCGGGTAGGATCCGTGGGATCAACAGTAAAATCAGGGGTGGAGAAGTTCAACACACAGGTGTTGTCCCCTTCCTTAAAAAGTTCGAGAGCACTGTTCGGTGTTGTACTCAAAACGGTATACGAGGGGGTTCAGCGACAGTCCACTTCCCGATCTGGCATCAAGAAATAGAGGATATCATTGTACTTAAAAACAATAAAGGGACAGAAGATAATCGTGTTAGAAAACTCGACTACAGTATCCAAATTAGCGAGATCTTCTACCAGAGGTTCATTGAGGATGGAGACATATCTCTCTTCAGTCCGCACGATGTACCAGGTTTGTACGAATCTTTTGGCACTGATAGTTTTAATGAACTATATCAACGATACGAATCGGATGAAAAGATTTTTAGGAAGACTATTGGAGCACAAGAATTAATTCTTGAACTCTTAAAGGAGAGAGCAGAGACAGGTCGTCTATACATTATGAACATTGACCACTGTAATAGTCATAGTTCATTTAAAGATCAAGTACATATGAGTAACCTCTGTCAAGAGATCACTCTACCAACAGATCCCATTCAACACATTGATGATGATGGTGGTGAGATTGCTTTGTGCATTCTATCTGCTATCAACGTAGGTAAACTACGTAATCTCGGTGAGATGGAAGAACTCTGTGACCTTGCTGTACGTGGACTAGAAGAACTGATTGATTACCAAGACTATCCTGTTGCTGCTGCTAAACGTAGTACGATGGCACGTAGGTCATTGGGTATTGGATTCATTGGACTAGCACATTACCTTGCTAAGAATGGTTATAGTTATTCTGATCAAGCAGCACACGATCTCATTCACACACTTACAGAATCTTTCCAGTATAATTTGTTAAAGTCGTCGAATCAAATAGCACAAGAGAAAGGATCTTGTGATGCGTTTTCCCATACTAAATACTACGATGGGATACTTCCAATTGATACCTACAAGAAAGAAGTAGACGAGATTACAACAAAGGAGTATAATTGTGATTGGGATTCTTTACGGAATGACATCAAGACCCACGGTCTCAGGCACTCAACACTGTCCGCACAGATGCCTTCGGAGAGCAGTTCCATTGTGTCAAATGCCACAAACGGAATTGAACCTCCTAGAGACTACTTGTCCGTTAAAAAATCAAAGAAGGGACCTCTTAAGCAGATTGTTCCAGGATTTCCCCACCTAAGATCTAAGTACACATTGCTATGGGATATGCCTAGCAATGAAGGGTACATCAAAGTAGTTGCTGTAATGCAAAAGTTCTTTGACCAAGCGATCAGTGGTAACTGGAGTTACAATCCATTGAATTATCCAGACAATGAAGTGCCAGTATCTGTGATGGCAAACGACTTACTAACCACATATAAGTATGGTTGGAAGACTTCTTATTATCAAAATACATATGATGCTAAAAAGGATTTGGATGAACCAGAGAGTAACATCGAAAACTTAATTGAAGAACTAGCAAACACTACGGAGGACGACTGTGACAGTTGCAAAATCTAAAGTGGTTGAAGGAATTACTGTCTTCAATCGAGAGCAACACGACCATAAAAAGCAACCAATGTTCTTTGGGAAACCTTTAGGTGTCCAAAGATACGATGGATATAGGTATCCTGTATTTGAAAAACTAACAAATCAAATGCTAGGTTACTTCTGGAGACCAGAAGAAGTATCTCTACAAAAAGATAGAGGTGACTATCAACAGTTAACTTCAGCACAAAAACATATATTCACATCAAATTTAAAGTATCAGATCCTTCTTGACTCTGTTCAAGGTAGAGGACCTAGTATGGCATTCGCACCTTACTGTTCACTTCCTGAGTTGGAAGGAGCAATGAAGGTATGGGAATTTATGGAGATGATTCATAGTAGATCATACACATATATTATTAAGAATGTGTACGCAAACCCTACTGATGTCTTCGATACTATTCTAGATGATGAAAAGATCATCCAACGTGCTGAGTCTGTTACAGCAGCATATGATACGTTTGTGAACCAAGCACATCAATGGGATACAAGTTGTATGTGGAAGGAAGACTCTCGTGGTTCATCATCACAGATATGGCAAGAGAAAGAATTGAAACGTGATTTGTATAAGGCAGTAGTGAATGTGAATATCTTGGAAGGTATCAGGTTCTATGTTTCCTTTGCTTGTTCATTTGGTTTTGGTGAACTAAAATGTATGGAAGGTAGTGCAAAGATCATTTCTCTTATTGCTAGAGACGAAGCACAACATCTAGTCCTTACACAAAACATTATTAAGAACTGGCAGAACGGTGACGATCCTGTAATGCAAGAGATTGCTAAGGAAGAAGAGGGTAATGTCATTGAAATGTTTATAAATGCTGTCAATGAAGAGAAGGATTGGGCACAGTATTTGTTTAGGGATGGTAGTATGATAGGGTTAAATGATAAATTGCTTGGTAATTATGTTGAATGGGTTGCGAATCGTAGGATGAAAGCAATAGGTTTAAAACCTGTCTACGATGTTCCTCTAAGAAACAACCCACTACCTTGGACTGAACACTGGTTGAACTCTAAGGGTCAGCAGAATGCACCACAGGAAACAGAGATCGAATCTTATGTTGTCGGTGGTATCAAACAAGACGTTAAGAAAAACACTTTCGCTGGTTTTAAACTATGATTTTCTGGATTGGATTCTTCGTTATGTTTTTTAACGAAGGTTTTGTTATGATGAGACACGTGTCACCGTGGTTTGGCAAGCAAAGAGATAATATTATTAATAAATATGGAGCAAATGTATGGTATAGGTTCCACGGTACGCTAGACTATACGTGGATGGGACTTGTAACTATCGGTTTGATAGTTAATCCTAATAGGTTAGTGCACTTATCAGCACTAGCAATTTTTTGGATTGGTTCTTTCGTAGTATTTTATTTACCAAGGTGGAAGAATAGATGATCATAGGACAGGTTCCTACAGACATATCAGAGTCAACTAAGGCAAGGATATTTTCTCCTTACTGGCCGTGGTTTATGTGCTCACATACAACTGAATATAATCCAGAGTATAATGATAGTATTAGAGATGAACTGAGTGGTGAAGATCCCCAGTTTATGCATACTGTTATGGATAATCAAGGTGAGATGAGATCGGAGAATGCTTATGAACAGGGATGTCAACAGGTATGGGAGTGGATACTTAATGACTCAGAAATATTTGAAGAGTTTAGTGATGCAGAATTTAATAAGTTAAGACGTATTAAAATGAATCTCTTAACTAGAAAGGAAACAAAGCATCTATATCACACACCACACGTTGACTTCGATCGTCCACACTGGACTCTTATCTATTATGTGAATGACTCTGATGGTGGTACTTATTTCTTCAAACAAAAATATAATGGAACTAGACAGAAATTGGAGATAGATAAGGTAGTTGAACCTAGACAAGGACGTTTTGTATTGTTTGATGGTCTAACCTATCACACTAGCAGCAACCCACAGTATCACGACACTCGTTGTGTAATTAATTTCAACTTCGTTTAGTTCACGGTGATACAAAAGTAACGGTTGCTACAAAATGTTGCTAAATAGATCTAGGTATGCTAACATACCATTACGTTCGACCCTTTGGGTTGCAAGTAAGTCGCGGAACGGAGCGTTCATCCTATGTACCACATTCTGCTCAGTCTAATAGCCATCGGTGCACCACTTGATTGTGATCACGCTGCTGAACTATTAGAATCTGTAACTAATAATCCTAATAGGTCTGAGAGATTAGAACTAACAAGGGTTATCGTTGCACACACTGATCCAGTATGTTTTCCATCGGACGCAAACGACTGAAGGAACGGTCTTAAAAAACCCTACTACTTCAGGAGTAAACAAATGACTAAAGTTACTTATCGCGGTGTCGTATATGACGCTGAGGAATACAACGCAAAGGTGCTTGATGAAGCATCTAAGCGTCAGAGACACGATCTAATGTATCGTGGAATCAAAGTCAACAGTGCAGCAGCACCTTGCAGCTAACCACAAAGTGTGTTAGTATTAAGAGATCCTATTATTAGGGTCTCTTTTTTTATTCTAAATACAACAACTCAGGAAATCCTATGAAGATCTTTCTCGATTGTTCAGATCCAGATTTGATTGCTCACGCATTTGAGACTGGTCTTGTCGATGGTATTACTACTAATCCTACTCTGATGAAGAAGACAGGTCAGGATCCAGTAGAAGTTATTAAACGTATCGCAGAGATGTTTCCTTGGGATGCATCTATATCTGCTGAAGTTGTAGGTTCAACTGCTGAAGAGATGCTTGAGATGGCATCTGAGTACGTTAGAATCGCACCTAACATCACAGTTAAACTACCTTGCACACGTGAGGGATTGATTGCCTGTGGTGATTTGAATGGTGATGACATTTCAACTAACGTTACTCTAGTATTCTCTCCTGCACAGGCAATTCTTGCTGCTAAAGCAGGTGCTAGTTACATATCACCTTTCATAGGTAGAGTCGCTGATCAATATTGGGATGGGTTAGATCTTATTAAACAAATTAGGAACATCTATGACCGCAATGAAGTTGAGACTAAAATACTCGCTGCAAGTATTAGGAACCCCATTGATGTACCCAATGCCTTTGGAGTGGGTGCTGACGTATGCACTTTACCGTACGACATATTCAACAAACTTTTTAACCACGTCTTAACAGATATGGGTTTGGATGCTTTCAACAAGGATTGGGAATCATTACAAGAGATGCTAATTGACGATGAATAAAAAATATAAAGTAAAGTTCTTGTGGAATGAAAATGAATATGATATGATGGTGGAAGCACGCTATGCTTCTGACGCTAACAATATCTGTAAACAAATGGTTAAAGATATAGATGGCATTGACGTACAACCTATAGGAACTCCTACATTATGGACAGACGAAGACTCAAATCCTTAGTTAAACAACTTAAAGATATTACATTTGAGTTAGAATGCGAATTGTATTCTGACCCTAATGCTTATCATATAAGTAGTAGTAGTGAGACTACTACATCATACAGTGAAAGAACAGACGAAGAAGGATTGTGCGATTGACTACGAAAACCCCTGGCTATGTCAAGGTACAACTTTCACTTCTGACGATATTGGCGATCAGTTCGGTTTCGTCTACAGGATTACTAATCTACAGTCGGGTAAACAATACATCGGAAGAAAATATTTCTACCAAAAGCGAAAGCCTAGAGGTGGAGGTAGGAGGGTTACGTCTGAAAGCAACTGGAAAAAATACTATGGATCGTGTCCTGAACTTACTGCCGATATCAAATCCATAGGTAAGGAAGCATTTAAAAGAGAGTTGTTATCCGTACACGCTACAGTAGGGAAAACCAACTATGAAGAGACAAGACAGTTGTTCATAAACAATGTACTGACAGAGAAACTAAGCGATGGTACACCAGCGTATTACAACAGCAATATCCTAGGCAGGTACTATCGTAAAGATTATTTCGCATATGACACAGAAGTGTAACAGATTTGTAATATTAGTTACGTTTTTTAGGTAAATATACTCAAGTTTTAACCGAAGTACGGTCAAGGGCTTTACAAAATTTTATATTTGCTATATAGTATTGTTACATAACTTTACAAAGGTTTTATGACTACAACAACTGAATCAGGTGGCAGACAGAATATGTTTCCATCAGAAACACGTCCTTACATTGACGAGAGTGCTTCTTACGAAGGATACCCTCAGAATGCAGAAAAAG